ATTCAACCCGTTCCGTCATGTACGTGTTGGGGGATTTGTGTTCTTCCTCAACACTTCCGAAAATCGCCGGATGGCCAGATCTGGCGGCATGACCGTCCGTGGGCGCGGTGTCTGGGTTTGCGACGGCAGCCCTGATGCGGTCAATCTGCTGGGCGTCTCGCAGGTCGCACGCAAAACCTGCGGTCAACTCATGGGCCAAGCCACTTCCTTTCCCTTGCTCTGTCTCGTGAACTTGGGTTGCACTATTGCGGCTTATGCAAGACATGGCATTCCTTGGAGGGAAGCCGTCAGACGCACGATAATCAACGGAGACGATCGCCTCAGTTTTTCTTCGCCCGCCATTGAGGCGTCATTCTGGGAGATCGCCGGCAGCGTTGGGTTGCGACGTTCTCCGGGTAAGAGTCACGAAAGCACATGGTTCGCCTCGATTAATTCCCAGAACTACATCCTGGCTTCCGGCACGTGGGTCCGTGCCCCGGTCCTGCGCCCTGGTCTTTACTTTGGGATCAAGAAGCTCAGCACCGACCAGTTTCGCCCGAGTACGATTATCACCGCTCTCTTCGAGTCTGTTCCGGCTCTTGGATATGAGAACTTTGTGGCCGGATTCTTTCGCCGGTGGGGTAAGCAGATAAAGCGTGAGGCTGCTGGTCGCAGCCTTTACCTACCCGTGGCCCTCAACGGTCTCGGCCAGGAAGCTCCTTTCGGTCGCCACTGGACTCTCGATGATTACCAGCTCACCGTCGCTACTGCCGGGATTCTGAGCTCGAACATGTCTGACTTTAGCTTCGGGCCTACGCTTCCTCAGATTTGTTCTTCGGCCAGTGAGCCGTGTCCTTGGGAGATTGTCACCGACAACCATGACTACGACATCGACCCTCAGTCCGTAGCTGACTCTGAGGCTGCGGCACGTCTCAGAAAGTTTGTCAAGAAGGAAGTCAAGAAGCCGATAAAGGTCGTTCGCAGATACCTCCACTGTCCCGACTGCCTGTTCTCTTACCTTGGTGACCGTTGCCCGTGTGGTAGGCCGAGCATTTGTCAGTTTAGTCGTCCCCGTCCTTGCTACCTGCTCGGCCAGCTCACCGAGGTCTGGTCCTGTGGGTGCCACGGCCTGACCCCCGCGAACTCCAATTTGTGGTGTGCGTCGCTCTCCGAGACGCCGTTCACTATCGCCGGTATGACTCGTCGCGAGGCCCTCGATTTTGTTATGAGCTGTGTTCGCCCACGCCAGACATTCTTCTCACTTCGGGACACCGTGGGAAAGAG